TTCAGATTCTTACAAGCAGATAGGCCTGCCCCTTCTTGGTATGCTTCATCTTGCAACCCAGGAGTTTGAGAACTGTTGGCTCGTCCATACGTTTCATGTACTCGTAGTGATCAAGACTACCGTCGGAATTGTAGATGCCATATCGAATAGCACCGTTGGAAAGGACTTTTGTAGGTTGACGATCTTTCATATCAAGCCTCCTGTCGCGCATTCCGCAGCGCCGGTGTAGTGGAACGCCTTTGTGATGTTGTCGATCAGTTCCTCGCAGAGCGCAAGAATGCGCTCGATGTCGTTTGCGCCGGTGTAGGTCAGCCGGTCGAGGCCGGGCGCATCCGGTGTTCCTTCGGGGTATGCCAGTGCGTCCCGGATGGACTGCACCTGCTTGCGGTATGCCTCGGCCTGTGAGGCCGTTATAATGTCCGTTACGGCCCAATCTGTTTTTGCAGACCATGTGATACTCATGCCGCAGATCGGTGCAAGACGCGCCGCCAGATAATTCAGGGCGGTTCCCACGCGATTCATGTCGCTTGCGTTGTACGCGCCCTTCATCCCAGCCAGCCATTCCGCCTGCTCGGCTGCGGTCATGGCAGCAAAGCCCTTCGCGGCCAGCGCCTTGACGTGCTCCACGTCCGCCTGCGTCCGGTCGGTGACGAGGGTGTCAATGATGGTACTCATGTGTCATCCCTCACAGAGCCGCCAGCAGGGCGTTGATGTTGCCGACCTCCGTATACACGGCGGCGGACGTTACGGGCTTGGTGTTGTCCTTTTCGACTGCGTCCGCCGTATCGACGGACAGGGTGTTCGTTTCTGCGTCCAGCTTGAGGCCGGGGCCGATGTTGTAGCCGCCGGAGCCACCGTCAGCGCGCACGGAAACGTTAAAGGAAACGTCGATCGGATCGCGGTTCTTGAGTTCAAATTCAATGCCGCCCATCACAGCACCACCTTTGACAGCGCGTGTTCTACGTCAATCTGCTGGATCATGGAGCCGATCACGTCCCCGCTCTTGAATTTTACACGGACTTGCATCTTGCACAGCTTCGGCAGCTTGAATGTCTCCTGCTGCGTCAGCGGAAAATGGAATTTGCCGTCCGAATATATCACTTCGCCGGGATAATTCTTCTGCAAATACAGCAGCGATACTTCCACAGCGGAAATATCCGCGATATTCAGCGGCTGCCCGTTGTTCGTGATTCCAATGTCGATAGCATAAGCATCGCCTTGTACCATGTCTGCACCTCCGTTTCTATGTTCCTACGATCTCACATTCGGCTGCAGCAATGCCGCTAAGCCGGATGTTCATGCTTTTGATCGTTCCTGTTATATTTGTACTCCACATAGTAGGCGTTTTGACGTAATCTCCCGGAGCTTCGCTGTCCATGACGATCTTCACGCTCTGCGTCTGCCTGCGCATGTAATAGTCGTACACATGCTGTGCCACGGCCTCAATATTTTCACTGTTTACAAGCGTTGCTTCCTTGACCTCAACAATGTTTGGCTTCGTCTGCGTGGTAACTTCCGGGTTCGTCTTCGTTGTAACGCTCGTTGTGTGGTAGTACGTTTTACCGCCGACCTCCACGCTTTCCCCGCTGCCGGATGTGCTATAGGTGTGCGCCGTTACGCGGATCTCCGTCACGATTGCCGCTGTCTCTACGCTGCTTCCGGTATATATCCGGTCTTCTGGAATAACTGCCGGTGTGGACTGCGTGAGCCGTCTAACGCGAATACCACGCACGGCGCTTGTGTCGATCGTCGCCCGCAGCGCGAACACGATCTGCTGCAATGCCTCGCGCTTTGTGCAGTCCGGGATATATCCGGTAACAGTCTCGCTTTCCAACGCGGGATCGTAGTCAAGCGAAAAATGCCCGCCCAGAATCTCTGTAATCAGCGTTTTCGCCGATTTCGCGCTATAAACAGCCGCAGAGAAAGGTTCATCGTCCAGAACACCGAGCGCGTCATGGCAGGACACGTCATACAGGCTTGCGCTGGAACGGGACGAGCTTTTGATATAGAACACGCCAATCAGGCTATCCGAATCATACGCGCTGACCGGCTGCTTCTCCTGAAAGATAAAATCAATGTTTTCCGTGTTGTCGAGCGTGAAGTCAAGCGTGTTGATCTCCACATCGTCAGAAATCACGCTGATCCCCTCTGTTACTCTGACGCTGCGGAGGTCTTCCCGCTCGAACTCCCGGACAATACCGAAGAAAATCTGCCGGATTTTTGCGAACCGGTACGGCAAGCTGGTCTTCGTGATCTCGATAACCAGTTTGTTGTACGCTGTCACGGCCTTTGCACAGAAGTATTTCTGCGTGTCTGGGGTAAATGCCTCCGTCGCAATTTGCGTATCGTCCCGGTAAAATGTCAGCGTCAGGCCGCTGCAATACTCGCCCGCGTCCTCGCCGAAAAAGAAGAAGATACCGGGAGAAGAATATGTGCCGTCAAGCGTTACCGTAAGCGTTGGGTTCGTGTCAAATGTGCAGTCTGCCTTGCTCTGTGCCGTTGACCAGAATGCAACCGTTTCGTTCGTCCTGATCTTCCTCGTCCCGTCAAGGATCCACTGATTTAACTCGTTCGTAGAAATCAGCATGGGAGAAGAACTGTGCATGAGCGCGGGAATGTCGGAAAAGCTCTGTGCGCCGCCGCTCGCGGCCTGTGCAGCATCGGCAGCGCCTACCGCAACGTCTTCATATACGACCTTTACGCTCATGCAGGTGTCCTCTTCGGCTTCATCGCCACAAAATTAACAGAAAGATTCTGCCAGTTGCTCCGATCATCGTTCTTGGAGACAAGCTCGTCCTCTCCATTTGCCACATACGCATCAAATGTCACGGTTGTTTGTGCATACGGGACGGTCAGAACGTGGCTGTCAACTGGTGCGGAAATCGCCTCGTAAAACTCGTCATATTCCGCAAGGTCGGAGGAAACAGGATCGATTTCCATGCTATAGTTGTAATATGTGCCGATGATATCGCGCTTCATCGCGCCGGTCATGACGCGCCCGGCGTTGTCTCCGTCAAGGACGGAGAACGAACGCTTTAAGGACACGACATGCAGGTTCGGGTATGCTTTCCCATCTAGGGACAGTACGCTTGTCATGTTCTCACCCCCGCCAGACGAACGCCGACACGCTGCGTCTCATCGTTGTTCGCCGTATATACCGCGCGGGCAAACTCGCGCTTATCGACCTGCATCACGACTGTAATGTTCCGGCCTCCCATTCCGCCCGTTTCAGCCATGGCCTGCTTGAATGCCTGCACCATCGTAGCAAGCGGCGTTTCGATGTTCGTACCGCTCTTCTGATCACCCAGAACCGCGAGAAATTCACTGTTCGGCGGGATAACCGCGCCGGAGGCTAGGCGAGGCAACGATACCCGCGTAACGGGCGGAATGTTTACGCCAAATGTTCTCCCGCCAAGGAGCGGAACCCAGTCCGGAATATTTACCTGAATCTTATTCAGTGCAGAAATTAAGAGGTTGATGCCATCAATAATAAGGTTGATCGCCCCCTCAATTGTTCCGACAATCAGGTTCCAGATACCTTTCAAGACATCAAGAACGCCATTCCACGCCTTTTTCCAATCGCCGGTAAATACGCCGGAAATGAACGTGATAAGCCCGCTAAGGATCTTCTTCCACGACTCGTACTGATCTCCGAACAGTTTTCCAATCGTTTCAAAGATGTTTGCAAGCGCCGGGTTTTTGCTGCGCAGCCATTCAACAAACGCATTCCACGCGTCCTTGATGGAGTTTACAATCGCGTTCCACGCTTGCTTGAGTCCTGCCCAGATTTGCTTCGCACCTTCCGCAGCAAGTTTCAGATCGCCCGTGAACACGCCCTTGAAGAACTTCCCGAAGCCTTCGACAACATCTTTCAGGCCGTTAATAAGTTCTTCGCCGTGGCCGGTAAAGGAAACCAACGCCACAAGGATACCGACAATAGCAGCAATCAGAAGCGGAATCCAACTGCCAGTAAGAAGGCTGATTCCAAGCCCGGCTGCGAACAGTCCAGCAATGATCGTAAGCGTGTTTTCCAGATTAAAGCCGTTTTCAATCACATCTTTAATGCCGACAACCAGCATCGCAAGGCCACCTGCCACAAGGGCAATGCCCGCTGCAATGGGGCCAAACGCAATAGCTAGCCCTCCTGCAAGTGCTGCGAGGCCGCCGAGCATTCCTAGGAAGTTCTCTAAATCGATACCGTTGTTCCATGCGTCAAGCCAGAAATAAACGAGTGCGAAGCCCCCGGCTGCCGCGAGTGCAAGCCCTCCGATTGTACTAAGGCTATCCGTAAATAAGCTTGCAATCTTCCACGCAAGAAGTCCGGCAGCAATCGCGCCGACGATGCCCAAGATATCGTTTAGCTTGTCCTCGGCCATATCAAGGCTTGAGAAGTCAGGTGAAATCGCATCGGAAGCAGACGTGCCACTGCCGCCACCGCCGCCAGCTCCCGCATTATTGCTGGTAAGCTGGTTGATTTCGTCAAATCCGGCCATGCTCTTTCCAGCGTCTTCTGCTGCTGCTCCGACTCCCTCTAGGGCTTTCTGCTCTTCGTTCAAGCCAGCCGCTGCGGTCTTCTGCGCAGACCAGCTTTTCCCGGAAAGCATACCGAAGAACTTTGCAATCGCCGTGACTACCTGTGTGAGGATATTCACCAGCTTTACAAAAACTGGTATCACCACTTGCAAAATTGGCTGGGCCAGCGTCAAAAACGCCGCCTTAAGCCGCGCAACCGCTGCACGCGCTTCCTCGTTCTGCATGATTGTTTTCCCGAGCCATGTCCGCAGGCTTTGCAGCGCTCTAGTAATCAGAGAGAATACAAGGACACGCTTAAAAAGCCCGGAAACACGCTTGCCGAACGTGTTCATGCTGTCGGAAACATTTTTTGCGGCAAGCTCCATTCGTTCGGACGCTCCGCTTGCGTTTGTAATCTCTTGCGTAAGCTCTCCTGCGCGTGTCTTTGCCGCGTCCAGCGCGGATGTCTGCTCCATTACCTTGTCCGTAATTTTTGCGTACTTGCCGTCCAAGCTCTCAACTATCTTGTCTTGCTCTTTCAGAAGCGCTTCCTGTTCCTTAATCTGTGCAGCGACTTCGGATTGCCGACTATATGCAGAAATATACACATCGGGAGATGCAGACACCTCGCCGGACGTGATCTTCCTAAGCCGCTCGGATTCAGCGCGCAACGATTTCAACGCATTTTCTGCCTGTTTTGCAGATTCTTTCGCCGCGTCAAGCTGAGATTTCAGACCGCTCTGCTCTCCTGTGCTTTTTTTCAACTCGGCTTCCATTTTGTCTATTTTCGCCGTCAGTTTATCAAGCTCCTTCTGCGCGTTTTTTGCGTCAACCTCCGCTTGAACAACGATTTTGCCGTCTGCCATTGTCTCACCACCTTATTTTGAAATGCCCCATGCGGCGAGAACGTCTTTCTCTGCCTCTGTGTATGTAACTTTCAGATCGATCATATCCCTGTTCTTTCGGTAGAACTCCCGTTCCTGCTTGTCCAGAGGCTTCCCGTGCGCCTTTTTGTCTCGAATGCGAACCACGTGCGCAAACAGGCAGTCTCCGATTTCCTGATAGAACGACAGGAACGACCACCAGTGCAGATACTCGAGCGCCCGAACCTCGCACCCGGCAATTCTGTTCACGGGGGCAATAATCATGTCGAAGTCCTGCTCCCATGACATCAGCACAGGATCTCGCTTCTTTTCTTTGCGTTCTTCCCCACGGTCTATAAACCGGAAACACTGGTTCAGAGCTTCCTGATAGTCGCTGGCTGGCATTTCTTCAAAGTCGGGATAGAAGATTCTCAACGATGCCTCCGCCTTGTCCTGCTCGTCCAGCTCGCTATCAACAAGGGCGGTGAGGATATCCAACACCGCCCGATAGTCAGACCGGATTTCGTATTCTGTTCCGTTTACGTTGACCGATGTCGGTAAAGACCAGATTACTTTTTCCATCTTTCCATATATTTCTTGATTCTCGGGTTCGTAGCCTTCTGTTCTCTCGCAAAGGTAGTGTCAATCTGGTCGATGATGCCGAGCATCAGATTGCTCCATACAGGCAAACCGTCGGCCAGTGCAAGGACGTTCATAGAGCCGAAAAGAGGCGTGCAAAGCGGAACCCCGAAAAGGCTGTCAATCGTCTCGCGCATTTCGTTGCTTTCGCGACGCGCAATCTCGAAGATTTCTTTCTTGTTCGCGTTCTTTTCAACCTCTGCCTGATATTTGCGCTGCCGATCTTCCAAGCCGTTGAACACGTCAAAAATCTTCTCGACAATTTCTGCGTCTGTCGGGTTGAACTCGAGCGTTACTTTGTCGTTGATGTTGATTTTTTCAACGCCAGTTGCAATCTTGATGTCCGCCATCTATCGTCCCTCCTTACGCCGCGTCCGGCGTAAACGTGATTTCTCCGTTGGAGCCAACCGCCGCAGTGCCGGTGATTCTCTCGCCGCCCGGCGTTACAGTAAGCGGCATACCTACGAAGCCGCCGCCTTCGCCGCCAAGACCTGTCGCCTCGATTGCAGCGCCCTTGTATCTCTCTGCAAAAACAGCCGTTTTCTTCGTGCCTGCGTAATGATGCACGATAAGAATGTCCTGATTCGCCAGAGCCGCCGCGTTCTGTTCCTTAACGGCGAGGTTCCAGATATGCGTAAGCGCAACATCTCCGGCATCGAGTTCGCACGGTTCAAAGTCCTGCGTAATGATGGGCTTTTTCATCGTGGTTCTGGTCGTGCCGAGGATGTCCTTGTTGGAATCCTTCTGCCAGTCGTATTCCATGCTGGAATCCGTTACGCGCGTCCCAAGCGGAGACCACACGGCGGCGGAATCAGAGCCCGTATTTACGAAAAGAATCAAAAGTTCTCTGTCTACAGGCTGCCCAGCAACGGTGTTAAAGGTCATATTTTCTGCCATAGTTAAATCACCTCATATTTCATCTTCATTAAGATTTGATGGTCTTCCCATCCGCCCTGATACACGGCGAATACCGCCGCGCGGCTGACCGCTTCCATGCGACGGACACGAACGCCATCTCCAAGAGACGGATAATTCTGCATCGCCCAATCCCCGAAGCGGTTCAGTACCGCATCAGCTTTCAGGCGCTTGTCGTTACTTCCGCCCGGCTTGATACGGGCTATGATCTTGAACTGGTATTCTGCCTCATGCCCACCGAGTAAGTACCTTCTTGTTATGTACGCGCCTTGAATCACGGACAGAGCCACGCTTGCGGAATCAGCGGCGAGAAACTCATAATTGATGGTTGCAGCTGGGAGATCGTCATCCGAAAACGAGTTTACCCAGACCATCATTTTTCTGGATATGTCCTGTTCTTCCTCGGAAGAAACAAGCTTTTTTTCTTTTTCAGAGCCCATTTTTCACCGCCTTATCTGCAACTCGAATCCATTTGTCAAGGTTCTCAGCCTTTGAAGCCTCGAACCAGTGCGATTGTGCCTGCGCGTGTCCGGATGTCGTGAACACAAGGTTTTTGTCCGTCAGAACCTTCGTTCCGCCCTTCGGAGCGTATGTACTGCCCGTCTCCGGGTCAACCATGACTTTCCCGTAATACAGGAACCGTGCATACGGTCCCGGATAGATGATCGCATTACCAACCACCTGTGTTCTCTGGTCGAGGGAACCTGTCAAAAACGGAACATATGGACTTGTGTCCTTCTGCGCCTGAACCGCAACAATATGCTCAGCTTTCGTGCAAGCCTGCGCAAGTTTTTCGTACAGCTCGTCAAACCCGTCGGTTTTCACACTGAATTTCAGCATCACGTGCCTCCGACCTGCCAGTGCTGCATAGAAGGACTGCCGAAGTCCTTCATGTCCACCTTTGTCACTTTGTACACATCGTCGTAAAGCATCTCAATCTGTTCTTCCGTCTTGTCCGGCTCGACTACTTCACCCTTCACAAAGAAGGTAGTGCCGCCGTTTCCATCGGTGGAGAGCGTCCAGATTTCGCTTTTATCAGTTGCACGCCAGAATTCTTGCGGTCCGACGTAGCGCTTCTCCGCGCCTGTCACGCCATCTACAGCTGGCGAGGAAAACGGAATGTACAGGTTTACCGCATCTGCGCCTTCAAGCCCGCTCGCGCGGACGTTAGCAGCTTTCGATGCTTGGAGCATTACGCCGCGAATCACTGTGATGTAGCGCTTCTGCGTGTCATTGAAATCCTGGTCTTGCTCCTGCGTGACGTTGTAGATTGTTACAGTGTGGGGGGCGTACATGCAAAACACCTGCCTCTGTAAAGAAGCCCGGTATGGGCTAGATATTCACGCGCTACGCTTGCAAGAGCCTTCTTCGCCTCCGAAGCCGCTTTCAATGCAGCTACGGAAGAATCGCCGCCGCTGCGGAGCGTCCGGGAATAGCCGCCTACAGTCTCGCTCTGCAATTCTCCTTCGTCAGATGCAAGCCCGGCGGACACATTCTTTCTGGCAAGCTCCTGCGCCGTGTCGATCAGCATATACTGGTCGACTAAGGCACAGCAGCACATTTTTACAGCATCAAGCTCTGCAAAATCCTTTGCTCGGTTTTGCGTGTAATAGTCGAGGAAGGAGCTGGCGCGTGTCGCCAATCTGCAAAAACTGTCAGCGTCTACAGTTCCCATGTAAGTATCGCAGTAGTATTCATAATCAGCGTAGATCATCGCGCCAGTTCCTTTCTGTTACGAACCTACCGTCACAGTTGCCGTTCCGGTCTTCGTGCTGTCCTGCTTGGACTTTGCAGTAACGGTAATGCTCGTGGATGTCTCATTGGAAGCAACCGCCAAGATTCCGTTCTCCGAGATAGAAGACTTCGCGCCGTTCTGGCTCCACTCGACATCTCCGCTCACGATTCCTTCACCCGCGACGGCAGCGGTGAATGCCTTGCTCGCTCCCTTTTTCACGGTTGCAGTAGCCGGGGATACCGTGACCGTAGATACCGTGCCAGCTTTTCCATAAACCGAGAACGGGAACGGGTTGGCAATATCAACGTTGTACGCATTGACCGGGTTTGCGATTTCCCAGCCGAGACGCATAACCGCACGGAGCGCGACCATGTCGTTCTGCATGAGGTTGTAGGTGATTGCCTTCGTGCTCGGGTCCTGAATGACACCCTCGGTGAAGATCTTAAAGGTCATGTCCTGACGGATGGCGTACACCAGCTGCGTCCAGTCGCCGACGATCATCTGTGCCTGAGCCGGGTCAAATGCGCCGTTCATTGGGAAGTACATATCCATACCATCCAGGCCATAGCGCGTTGCTCCCTGCATGTCGGACTTGAAGATGGGCTGACCGGTCGTGTCCTTCAGCCCGCGCAACTTGCCGCGCATTTGAATCGCAGACATAACGCCGTTCGGGTTGAAGCCGTCAAGTTCTACCTTCGCGATAAGACCGCCTTCGCCCATGATGTCGTCAAAGATGCTTGTGCCGACGGGTACGCCGTTACCGGCAGCGATTGCCGAAGGAACAACGCCAGTGCGCCAAGTGCTCGGCTTGTTCGTGCCGAACAAGATCGCCGCGTCAATGACCTTGCCGAAAGCCTCGGTCAGACGGGGCTTGACCTCGCCCCAAATGTCATAATCCGCATCATCGAGAGCAGCCTCGGGAATGGGGACGATAACCGCGATCTCCTCGGCATACAGCTTCTTCTTGTCCCACGCCATCTTGGTGGTCTGCTTGAATGCCTCACCAGCGCCGCCGTCAGTGGCCTCGCCGTTGACAAAGTACGCGGAGGGAAGTGCGTCAAGCACATTAATGGTCTGCGTCTTGCTGGACATGTTCGCCAGTCTGCGGCCCATACGAAGAACGGCAGATTCGGCGATAGCGCCCTGCATGATTTCGCGGGTTACTGGTTCCGGGATAAGGCCGGAAAGTGCGGAACGATCAATAATTGCCATGTTGTAATCTCCTTTTCGTTACTTGAGTGCGCCGCGGATCAGATTGTTCATCGCGGCATTGGTATCTGTTTTCTTTTCGCCGCCGCCAACGGCGGCAGACCAGTCGATTTTTACGCCGTCTTGGAACGCGGATGGATCGGCTCTGACTTGAGCCCTGTGCCATTCGTCAAACCCATCAAGCGCACCGTCTTTGATTTCAAGGTGTTTTGCTTTTAGGTCTGCCAAATATGCCTTTTCAGCAGCTTTAGAGCTGAACTTCACGCCCTTTTCAGCAAGCGTCTTGCGGATCACATCTGCGTAGTCATAATCGGCGATCTTGGACTTGTAGCCCTCGATCTCCTTTTTGAGCGCTTCCGTTTCCGCGCTGCCGTTCGCTGCAAACTGCTTGTTCTTCTCCACTTCCGCGTCAAGCTTGCTCTGAACAGTCGAAAGTGCCTTTGTGATTCGCCTATCAAACTCCGCCTTATAGGTGGGGTCAGCCAGTATTTCATCAAAAGTAATGATTTCGTCTGCCATTTTTTATTCTCCTTTATTTCCACTGCGTTTTTTTGCCACAGCGTTTTTCTGCATTTGTGTTTTAAGCCTGGTTTGCAAACTCTTTTTTACGGAAACAGCATTGAATTTTGATTCCCACTTTCGCTGCAATGTAATCCCATTCTCGCTTTTCATTTTCTGACCTCCTTAACTTCAACCATGTAAATAGTGCTCCCATCAGCTGGGTTCTCTTCTTCGCGGAAGCCGACTACTCGGAAAGAAGAGTTGCCGCTATATAAAACTTCCTGCTCATCTGGGTATCTGGAAAAATCGCGAATTGATATTGCGTTTCTTGCCCCACTTGTAGTGTCAACCAGAACAACGCTTGTGCCATTTGAAGATTCTAAATGCTGTCCGGACGCAAATTCGACTGCAACCGAAGCGTCCGAACTCCAAGAACTGGGCAGCCCTGTTTCGATCACATCTCCCTCTTTGAGACTTTCCAAAAAATCCGAATCAACGTTAATCCCACGATAAAGCTCGCCATCGTTCCAATGAACAGACTTTGCTTCTTCGATTGCTTTGTTGATGTTTTGCACTTCTTCGCTTGTTTCAAGGGACCAAGCATAATCATCTGTATAGTACCTAATCGACTGGATCAGCTTTTCAGATTCGTCTTCTGGTAGATTCTCAAGCGACTCGTATAAATCGCCCTCATCAATATGACCCGCGCCATCGGTCTGCTCGCCGCCAAACTTCCCGCTTTCTCGCATCGCGTCTGTTAAACTCTGCCCATCTCGAATAAAAACGCGCCGCCCGCTGATTGTGCGCCAAACGCCATTTTCGTCTGCCATATTTAGTCCTCCTAAAACCAAAGATCAAAATCTAATACAGCACCTTCATCCTCTCCCGCTGCTCCGGCAGTCCTGCCGCCTCGCTGAACCTGCTATATTCTGCGTTCAGCCGCCGAAGCTTTATGTTCGCGGCGGTCGCGTCCTCGGAAAGACCAGCTTCTTTGTATGCGTTTCTAAGCTTCTTCTGCGCGCGGATTTGCCGTTCTATGCGGCGCTGCATCTGCGTCGCTTCATAGGCTGTGTAAGTCTTTCCGTCAAACGTGCAGCCAAGACCATCGTCGATATGCTTGAGCTGTTCGTCTGTGTAAGTTCGCTCCGAAACTCCTGGAACAAACGGGTATTTGTGATGCCTACAGTTTGCGCCTGTCAGACCGTCAACATATCCATAACCGGTAGTCTCCACAAGGTCATCGTAAAGCCCCAGCGGGTCAGGTTCGCCGCTTTCGCTCTGGTAATAGACTTTTCCTTGCCAGTCCTTGTGGCTTGACCACGGCGAGGCACCCGGCTTGTCACGCGCCCCAGAGTGCGCAGACACTTCAAAGTATCTCGTATCAAGGTACTCTGCGCTTTGGTTCGTGTACTGGTCGCAGATCTGATTCACGCCAGTCATAACGGCTCTCCGAACAGCAACGTCGATGTGGTCAACGTGTCCACTTTCGTAGTTCACGACTTTCAGACCGCCTGCAAGCTTCTGCACCGCAGACTTTATCGCCTGATTGTAGCTGATTGCCCCGCTCTGAATCTGCATAACAGCAGAATCCAACGCCCACTGATATGCACGCGCAGGCGGGAGCATCGTTCTGCCTTTGTCCACCAGAAATCCCATAGACTGTGTGATGTTATGGAATTCATTAAGCGTCTGCGCTCTGATCGCTTCGATTGTCGCAGTGTTCACCAGAATATCAGGCTGCGTCAGCCCCGCCATGTCGATAACCTCGGTATAATATCTCTGGTTTCTGGCGATAACGTCGTCAAAAAGCTCCTTAAGTTTCTTATCACTGATTCCAGAGGTCTTTCGGATTGCTTTTTCAATCTCCTTTGTGTCAATGCCATGCGAGCGAAGCGCCCGGATTGCTTGAACAGTCACTTCGTTCAACTGGTCTTTCAGTGCAAGCCTACTACATATTTCATCGAGAAGCGTATCTTCCAATCCTCGGAACAGCTCTGCCAGCTCCTCCGGCAGCGCGTCAAGCAGTTCTGGGGTAAATGGATACCGGCTCATCTTTCACAACCCCAAAAGTCCCAGTGTGTTCTCCAAATCCCATTACTCGACCTCCGTTTCTTCCTCGGTTACCATGTCCTGCGCCTTCGGCAGCGCCGCCTTTGCGGTCGCCTCGTCCTCATTCATCCAGCGCATGCGGAACTCCCAGTCGTTCATGATGCCTGCACTGAGAAGCTGCATGTCGCGGGAGAAATCAGTAGCTTTGTCCTCTATGATGCTGTCATCGAAATCTATAGAGATTTCCACGTCTTCATTCAGACCGGCGTTCATAGCTGTGTTTCCCAGCCGAAGCAGGATGCGACACAGTTCCATCAGTGCTTGCTCCAGCACTATCTCATGCTTTTTGATTGTGCGGAACATGGTGGAGTTTTCGCTAATGACCTGCGTGGCCGTTGCTACGCTGCCGCCGTCGAAGCGGTAATAGGTTTCGCCGAAACCGCATTTGCTGGAAAGAACGTTCAGTTGGTCTTGCAAGCCTACATTCAGCTGCTCAGTTCTGAGTGTCGGAGAAATCGTCTCTACCACGTTCCCTTGCTGCGTGTCCTCCGGAAGCAGATAGAAACGCCGGTCATTGTCATCAAGCGTCGGTTCGTCGTCTTCCCACCTTGTGGCTGGCATTTTTACCATCATCATCATGGGACCGTTCTCAAACTCGTTCACATAGCAGTCATAGGCACAGTCAACGCCGCGCAGAACATCAATCGCGTTTGCGTACACAGGAATCCCGACTGGAAGCAAATAGTCAAGATTGTTTGCAATGTTCGGTCTGTCGATGACGAACTGCCTCTTGTCGCTTCCTGTATGTACGACCGGCGGGATTCTCTCGAACCCTGGGACATCCGTAAGCAAAGCGTCAGCAAGCGTTTCGTTTTCGTATCGGTAAATGCTGTTCTCGATGACGTAAAGTCCGTTTTCGTCTTTCCGGTGAATCTGCAAATACAGATAGTTTTTTCCAGCCCGTGTGACCACGCTGTCAAAAGCGCACTCTGAAATAAATCCATTCTGCCAAGCCAGAGGAAAGATGTGCTCGATTGTCACATAATCAAGCTCGATGCCGGAAACATCACCCGGCACGATCTCACCGCTTTCGTTGACGGCCTGCCCAACCACACGCGGAATATACGCCACAGTTCCGAGCGCTGACTTCATTTCCTGCATTTCGTTTGCCTTGACCGTGAAGTTGTTCGACGTCAGAACCCTGTCGATAAACTCCTGTTCTTTCTGCCCCTCAAGCGTGATCTGTACTTTCTCGTTCATCAAGAGGTTCGCCCAGTCCTCGCAAACCTTTTTCGCCATGCCGAGGCTTGCACGGTTGCACTTTGTCCACTTATGCCCGTTATATCTCCGGTATTGATGGAACCCCTTGACTTTGCCGACGTACCACGACTTCCAAAGGGACACGTATGTATAGAATTCCTCTGGGATTGTCGTATACCCGAGTTCCTTTAATTTATCGATAACCGTCATGCAATAACTCCCATTCTACGGCTCACAGGCTCTAAGGCGTACCGCGTCGCGTCAATCAGATGATTGTTCGCGTCCGGGTATCCGCTGATAATATCGCCGTCTTTGTTTCTTTCGTATTCGTAGCCCACGAACTCATCGTAGGCATGTGGCGTTCGTTTTCTATCAATGACAATCGTTCTTCTCTGCAAGAACTTCATGCCGTATTCGACCGAGCCGGGTCCCTTGACCGCTTCATACGCAGGCAATCCCATTGCCCGTAGGTCAGCCACGCTCTTTGGCTCCGCGCTGTCACAGATGACGCGCACATTGCCATATCCGCGCTGTTTGATTATCGTCGCGCTCTGCTCGTTTGAAAGCTTATTCTGGTATATCTCGTCAAGCAGGTAAATTGTTTCCCTTGCCTTGTCGTAATGCAGCCGGATAAATGCAAATGGGTCTGGGAACCATCCGAAATCCACGCCCTGATAGATTTTATCGAATCTGGAAACTTCTTCGTCCGTGATCTCCCGAAGTTCGAGCCTGTCAAACACATTGCCGCCGGTCCCAACCGGGATACCGAGATATTCATGCTGATACGCCCGCTCGTCAGTTGCTTTCAGGTGTTCAGCCTCGTCAATAAACTGCTGCCCCAGCCACTCTGGCGGTGCTTCAAGATACGTTGACTTGTGGCACAGCCTGTCCGCGCGTTCTTCCGAACTGTCTTTGTTTGCCCAGTTGTCCCGGCTGATCGGCGGGTTATAGCTTTCAAAGTTCCAGTACTTCTGACCGCCGCGCATTGTGGATTGTAATATGTTTCGGATTTCGGCACGTCCGGCGAACTGGTCTTTTTCCTCAAAGTGTGTCACGGCGATATAACCAAACGGCACCTTGATCGACTTGATTTTCATCGGGTCGTCCGCGCCCCGGAACATGATCTTCTGACCTGTAGGCTTATAAATCAGCTCCATTGGGGAAACCCTTGCTTCCCAGTATGCCGCCATACCCAGCTCGCCAATTGCCCATATGTACTGTGCATAAACGCTGTCGCGGATGGTATTCGCCACCTTGCGCAGTACAAGCGCGTGGATTCCCGGATTGCTTACTATCAGGAGCGGGACTATTACTGATACGGTTGAGGACTTCAAAGAGCCGCGGCCACCGCTTAAATCGTAGTGTGTGTGCCCGTGCTGGAACACATCTCGCGCTAGCCCGTAAAATGCAGCGCCTATCTTCTCAGAAAGGTGAATGTCAGACATCGATAATCACCCTCACGCAGTCATCCGCAGAATTTCCTTGTTCTTTCTGCGCAAGCGCCCATTTGTCAATCAGCGTCCCCATTGCCGTTGTAATCTGGCTCAGGTTTGCAGCCGCGAGTTTATCAGGGTCATTCAGCATCTCAAGCCCTTTCCCAATGAAAGAACATACAAGTTCTTTTCTGGAATCCATGTACGCTAGAATGTCCGCTGTGTTTTCCTCTTTTTTTTGTCTGCACATCTCTGCAATATCTGCATTATTGTGCACAATCTTCTTTACAGTGTTCGGGGAGCAGCCGTTAAGCTTCGCCACAGCGTTACAGCTTCCGAGCTGGGCATAGTCGGCAACTATTTTCTTTTTTTGCCGATCTGTCAACCTCGCAGCCATAATCACCACCTCGAAATAGTTATCCTTTTCACGCTCCACCGGATTGCGGTTTCCGGTGGAGCTAAGAAAAAGGAGGTTCCGCAGTACGCTGCGTAGCCGTAAGAAGGATGAAAGCGCAGAGGATACACCTCTACGCTCTCAACGATACACTATGTTTAAGGCTCTCTTACGCAAACTTTTGAATATAAACCACGTTTTTCTGCTACTAAGTAGATAAACTGCCTATGCCATTCCTGCGCGGTACGCTCCGAGACATACACCACCATAGCAGCGCCCTGTAAGGTGTGTGTACGCTTCCAAAGGACCAAGTCTATGAGCCGGAGGCGTTCTGCCCCGTCGATAAGCTGTTTTGTTTCCTCGATTGCAGCTTCGACAGCAGAGATTTCATCCCGCGTCATAAGTGTACCGCTTTTGTAACTTCGTATCATCCACTTCGCATACCCCCACCATCCATAGCGCGGTTTGCTCACCGTATCAGCCCCCTTACTCTGTTCCGCCCAATATTTTCTTGATATCCTCTGCATTGATTTTGACAATATCCATTACAACGTCGCTCATAATGTTAGCGGCAAAAATAGCTTTGTCTTGCCCCGTCGAATTGAAATATCCTGTCTTTGTTGTCCCATCCTCCGCAGTAGCAACAATGCAGATCGATGAGGGCTTGAAATCTAACACAGTTTTTAGGGATTCTTCCAGCCATGCGGAATACTCCTGCTTTGTAATGTCCTCCATTATTGTTCTGTCTCCTTTTTGAAGCTGTCCTTCAAACACGCACACAGAAACGCCCCGTTTGTCATCACGTGCCAAATAGACGGCAGCCCGGATTCTGCGTCAATGTGCGTTGGGTCTTCCCAAATTGCCAGAACGTGCCTTAAAAGCGCCTCGTGCCATCTCTCCGGCTCAATGCTGCGCCAGTCCTCCGCGTCTTTGTACTTTTGAAGCCCGTATTCCCGCGTCGCCATGATCGCCTCTATCGCCTCCACGGGGACGGTGGACGGTCTGGGCTTACCGCCGTCAAACTTCGCGCCCTTCAACTGTTCCATGTGTTACCTCCTTCAATCTTTGCGCCGAAAGCGCGCTGTATGTTTCCTTTAGAATTTCCACTGTGTAGCGCACTTCGCCGCAGCTTTCGCATAAATATCTTCGTGTTCTGATGATCCGGTCGCTGGTCGGCCTGCTGTTCATGCACCGCATCTTTTTGTTGCAGCCCGGGCAAATCATAGCTGTATCCACCTCTCACAAGAAAACAGTTCCATCGGTGACTTGTCCATTGTCTGTGATTTCTGCTTCCATTTCGTCAGATAATTTCACGCGGATTTCTGCCCGCTTTGCACGAAATGGCGCAAATAACGAGTTATAGCAGTCGCATACAATGTAGTCTCCATCAAAACGGAACGTGTTTTTGTGGCAGTCCTTGTACTCTGCATTCCTGTTGCAGGTTGAAAGCTTTGCCCATCGTCCCTTCCAGTCCGGAGCTTTGATTTTGTAATCAGGATACGCTTCCTGGAATGCTGCATACTTTTCCGGGAATAAACCCCGTAGCTGATGCAAAAACATCGGAACGGTTTTGTCCTGATAATCCCGAATGACGCCGCCCATCATTGATCGTGGGATAAAATCGCAAATCCTCTTGATATTTTCAGGCGTAAGTTTATCGGCGCTTATGTACAGTTTGTTTGTGCCAAGATGCGGGTCATCGCAACAGATTTCCCCGCCGAATTCCTCCAACCATATATAAGAAACGGTGAGAAAAGCGTCTTCTCCTATGCGTGTAATCAAATTGGTTGATGGATATTGCAATTTCCCATAAGCTGGATTTGTTCTGGCTTCGTGCTGAACCCGTAAAAATGCCTTTGACCGTTTTGTTCCGCCATCCACAATTGTGATATCACCGTTGGGGCATCTGACGCCAAACAGCGTTGTTACGCAAAAACATTTTCCATTTTTATAGGCAGAGCATTCCTCGGCGCGGTTGCAGCGGATGTATTCTGCTCTTAACCTACAATTCCTGCTACCATCTCCGTATAAATGCGCACAAATGCAGTTATCGTTCATAGTTGTATCCCCCTTATGTACTTATCAAAATACGTCACAGCCACCGCCATAGCCGCCCACATGTCCGCTGCGAACCCGTAAAAGAAACCCGGGTTCTTCTTTGTTCCTTTCCCATAATTCGGCTGACCGGGCGCGTAGCGATCAACGAGGGCTTGTCGGATATTCACATCCTTTGCCGATGCTCTGCCGCAAAGGTAAAGCTTTTCCTCCCTGCGGAAGATCTTCTGTATCTGGTACCCCTGCTGGTAAAGCTCGGCATATTCCCAAAATCGCCCGATCCAGAAGCAGGTGTCAAACACCTCTTGACCGACTGGCATCCCCATACCGGCAACCATTTCGATTGCCAAGTGCTGATACTCCCGGCAAAGAACGGGGAATATCTCCCCGTTCGGAACTTTACCAACGTCCAGCACCTTCCGGATTTCCTGCCCGTCGTGCTCTACGAGGACATACCCGGATTCCATATTCCCCGGGTCAATCGCCAGAATCGTTCCCACCTTGTAGCCTCCTTCCGGTCTCGCACGGCTTCATCTCGTCGCAATCACCGTATTTCGTGCAATGCGGCTCGAGCAGCCCTTCAAACTCCGGGAAATGATTGACCACCAACCAGCGCATCATTAAGACAACTTCCCGCGTTTCTTTCGCCGCCAGTTTGCATATCCGCTTTTCTGCAATGGTCATCAGCTCTTCGGCGCTCATGTACCAGATCATGTCTACCGGCGCGTCCTGCCGCGCTGCGTTCCGGTCGTATTCGTCCTGCCGGTCATTCCGCTGTGACCGGATAAACGGCTGTGCGTGGACGTGGCGGGCTAAATGGGTGCTTACCCAGTACGGCACGCCCTCAAGATAAAACGCAAACTGTAACGTCCGAATGGGGCTGTGCTGTGCCCGGAGAATGGAGTGTTTCCACTCCATGTCCGGTGCTGTTTTCATCTCTTTGCCGATGGTGACTAAAGCGCACTGTTTTGCAAACGCCCAGTCCTCATCGGTGGGATATTTCAAAAGTGTAATGTTCATTCTTCCCTCCGTTCTCCGTAGCTGCAAAAATCATCCGGTTCTACGCAAACCGCCTCACCGGAATAACCGCGCTCGTTCTCCTTTGGATCTGTGTGCAGATAGCACAGTCCGTTCGGCTGGTTTCTGTAGTATTTGCAGTCCTTGCAGCGAAGCACCCTAGCGTAATCTTCTTTCATCACGTTTTTAAAAATGTTCAGAGCGGTTTCCACCTCGTCCGTGTTTCTCACCATTTGCACAAGCTGCGCTTTGCTCATCTTGCACAGATCGTTCAGCATCTGCTCAAAATCACCCATTGTATGCGTCCTCCATCCAGCCGTCCATGCGTGCCCCGCAGTGCGGGCAGTAATCCATTCGCGCGTCAAATCCGATGTCGCACGCCGAGCAATACTGGATATCTCCTGCCGCTTCGCTATGGAACGGAATCCACCGCCCGTGCACCACCTCCGCAACGTCGGCGGCGGGCAAATCCGAAATATCTCTTGCAATGCAATCCGCCAGTCCGGTATGCCGTCCCAATACAGAGCCGTTCGCAAGTCCGTACTTTTCGGCGATTTTAACCGCATCTGTGCGCTTGATGTAATCAGTCATAATCCATATACTCCCTTCCGATTCTGTTTTGCATTTCATACGGCAGTGCAAGCAGCGGCGTGCATCTACTCAATATCTCTGCTTTCAAAAGCCGCTCCGCCTGCCGCTTGGTCAGCCGCCGCTCTCGCTTCTTCGGCGGCAGCTCGCCTTTTGCCGCCGAAATAGCGGTCGGGTTGCGCTTATGTTGACCCATCGCTTACCATCCTTTCTAGCATCGACCTTGTTTCACACATCGCCGTGATATACCCTTTGCAAAAGCTCATCAGCATTAAGTTGTTGGTGCTTTCGTGCCGCCTGTATCTTCTTTCTGCATCTTCTATATGGTCTTTTACCATCTTTAGATGCACTTCCAGCGCGATGTTTTTTGCTGCAAGAAGTTTGTTTCCCAGCTTGCGCGGTCCGATACTCGGAGCGCCTTTTACTTTGTTTTCCACGACCTCCAGCACACGCGTGATCGTTTCTGCATCCAAGACATCGGTATTCCAGCAGCTGATGTTCTTGTAATCTTCTATCGTTTCAAGCAGCCACGTGCTGCTGATATACTTTTCAGTCATCCTTCTTACCCTCCATTTCCTGCAAAGCCTTCTTGGCTTCTTCGCGGGTGAGGAAAACAGTTTTTCCGATGTCCTCTGGCCTGATCGTCCCGAGACCTAGCGTATTCAGCACAGTCCGCCCGTTCAGTGTGCTCACGTCCGATACGGTAAAGCTATATACCCGCTTAACCGGGTGATTGCAGTATGTCCACAGCTCATCTCCCTGCCTGCACGGCAGCACCACCACGCGCCCTTCCTTGTCGGCTTTCATCAGCTCCACCATTCGTGAGATGGAATAATCATAGCTGGAAAGTGTTTCCTCTATCTCTCGCGCCTTGGCGCACGCCTGCGGGGATAATCTCGAATCTTCATATGCTTTGAGCCGTTCCCATACCTCCTTCTGCGTGCAGTTCCCGTCATACTTACACGGCAGTTCGCGGCACTGCGCGATGTCACAGAAGTTCCCTTCAAACGTTAGTCGCTCCATCGGCATCCTCCTTGTCCTCGAACTGCTTCAAATGTTCGCGCAGCTCCGCGCATACCCATGCTGCCTGATAGAGCAGAGCCAAAACGTGCTCGAACGATTCAACGTCTTCCCAGAGCCATTCGGCCATCATCATCGAGAAGGAATCATCCGAGATATCCAAGTCCACATACGGGCAGTTCCATCTGGTCAGATCCCGCGACAGGTCGAACAGGCTGATGTCTGCGCCGTTCTTCCCGTATCCGCGCACCCATACCTCTTTGTCCTTGGCGTAAAACAGGTTCAGCGCCATTTCAAAATTGTTTTTCGGTGTATCCGTTGTGAGTCTCATACCTTTTCTCCGTTCTCCGGCGCTTCCGGCAAGCCGCGCCATTCCCAGCGGCTGGAATCGCAGCACCCGGCGCATGGGCACCCTTCCTGCACGCAGTTCATGCAGTCAAAGACAATCGCATCGTCCGCACCGTCATATTCGCAAAAATCGTTATGCTTGCAGTCCAGGCAGTCATGCCGCTCTTTTATCTGCTCGATTAGAGCGTCCCTCTCGGCTTCTGCCTCCGCCTGCTTTCTCTGGGCGAGGGCAATCACCATGTCCTTCCACTCGATTTCCTTGCGAAGCGATTCAATCGCGCTCGCTTGCCCATCCGGAAGCACCACATTCTCGGCGTTCAGGCGCTCAATCAAGTCAGCTGCACCAACCATCATGTCGCCCATACAATCCTCGCTGTCAAACAATGAACATTCTGTACAAGTTTGTGCGTCTGTTCTGCGGGAGCATATCCGCAGCGCCTGTATAATTTCCTTGTCTGTCATAGCTTCACATTTCCCCTCCTATTTTCCGTTTCCCTCTTGCCGCCCTCCGGCAGTTTCTCGCCCCGCCATCGGTCATCTGGCTTATGTCGATGATCTCGGCGCGCCTGCCGTAGCTTTTCAGCCGTTCTCCCTTCACGGCGTTCCAAGCCTCGCAGGACGCGCTGCAACCGGCTTTCCGGTTGGGGCAGTCCTTCGCGCACGGTCCGAAATTATTCATTCCTTCCTCCTGACCTGCACCGTCACTTCCGCCTCCCAGCACTCCGGCGCGCGGATGACGATCTTCTTGTCTCTGCCTTCCTCCGGGTCGCGGACGCTGACCAGATAAAACGTCATGTTCTTGTTCTTCTGCGGGTACTTCTTCGCCCGGATAGGCTTTCCCAGCTCCGGCATCAGCCGGGGATAGAGCCCGGAAATGATATCCGGAATGACGATCCAAGTATTCATGCCCCATCCTCCATCATCTGCCGTATCGCCGCCCGCTGCACATCGGACAGCTCGTCCCCGTGGTGCTGCACGTTGTACCCCGGCTTCTTGGCAGGCGTGGCTTTTGCGTCACTGCTCCGCTCCCAGTTCCGGACAGCGGCTTTCCAGTCTTTCATCCTCGACTTCCCGACCATCCAGCCCTTCGAGCTGTAAAAGTCGACAAATCGAGCCGCATCAACGCCGTTTCCGCGTTCTTGGCAATAAGCCGCCACTTCCTCGACGCTCGGTGGGGTAAAGCGCGCCGCGCGCGCGTCTAACCCTGGATTCGGATTAGGATTCGTATTCGGATTAGGATTCGGATTAAGGCCGCAGTCCGCCGCAGCTTGCGGCAACTCGCCGCAACTCGCCGCAGGACTCTGCGAACCGTCGCAAGCGTCCGCATTTTCCATCCCCGGGAACTTCGGTTTGCATTCTCGGATTCTCTGATGTCTCGCCCAGCTTGGGAACAAAAAGTAGGGCTTCCCGCCTACCGTGTAGAGGGCAACGCAGCCTTTTGCCGCCAGCGCGTGGAGCGCAGACTCAATATCCTTTGCAGTAACCCGTTCTCTGAATGGGAAAACGTGGCCTTTTATGTATGCAGGGCGGGCGTCTCCTCGCCCTGCATCGTCCGCTTGCGTGATCAATCCAACCCAAAGCCGAAACTCAAAATCCGTCAAAGACGCGATCCGCTCCGAATCACATAAGCTTTCTTTGATGATCCTGTTCGGCATATTTCAGACCCCCTAGAGCGGAAGGTCCGAATCGTCGTCCATCATCGTAAACCCGCCGGGGTTTTCCGGGTTCTGCGGTTCGGTGTTTCGCTTGCCTTCGCCGAAGTAAACACGGTTCGCTACGACCTCCGCAGACCGGCGCTTGTTTCTGTCCTTGTCCTTCCAGTCGCGCAGCTGCAATCTACCGTCTACGACTGCCATGCTGCCCTTGAAGAAGTATCCGCTTACAAAATCAGCGGTTCCCGCCCACGCGACACAATCAATGAAATCCGTCTCTTTCTCTCCGCCCTTCGGCGTGAGGTCGCGGTCAACCGCCAGCGTGAAGGATGCGACCGAAGTTCCGTTCGGCGTCTTTCTCAACTCCGGGTCTCGAGTCATTCTGCCCATAATAACAATGCGGTTCAGCACTTTTCGTCCTCCTTTTTGGCCGTTTCCCGCTTTCCAAAGTAGACTTCCAGGACGTCATCGAAACGATACGAGGGCATCTTCTTATACGATTCAGCGAGCATATCGAGCATCAGGCACTTCTTGGCCAATTCCTCATACTTTTCCGTACTCAGTTTTACATAGGATTCCATAATTACGTTCCTTTCTTATAAATCAGTTTCGTTTCCTCCCAATCGGGATATATCATTTTGAGATACCACTTGATGTACGCTTTCATGTGCTTTCGCTTTTCCGTCTGGTCAAAGTCGTTGTGGCACTTATCGCAAAGCGTTACGATGTTCTGCTCGATTCCAAGCCCGCCCTGCGACCGTGGGATGTAATGGCACTACGGATTGCCGGGGCGAAGGCAGACGATGCAGCGCCCGCCATCGCGCTCCCAGACGGCCTTCTTGACCTTCTCAGGTATCTTTGTCGCCTTCGTTTCCTTTCTCATCCTGCCTCCATTCCAGCGCCATACGCTCGAGTTCTTCTGGTGGCAGCGTCTCAATGCCTTGCTGTTTGCAGTCCTCTACAACCAGATCAATGAGCCGCGCCATCTGCTTTGTGTCGTAGGTGCTCGAGCCGTAGTAGCAAATGACGTTCGTGCAGCCCGGAATTTTTGACGCCATAATCTCCGTACACCAGCCGAGACCGCGCGATTCCCAGCCGTCCCGAAACCGCTTGACCGCTGCGTCCGGAATGCAGATCGTATCGGAGTTGTCGCCAACGTCCGGAATATAGTGTCGGTAGACCTCTTCCGGCGGAATCCCAACCTTGACGGAAAGCTTGTTGCAGAGCGTCCAGAGATATCGGTTTGCATCCGAGCTCCGATTCTTGCGGAACTCCTTGATCGTGACCGTGTACTTCTTCTGCGGGTCGAGTTCCCCGGCTACCATCTTGGCTTGTCCGGGCAGCTCCGGCCGGAGTTTCAGCCAGCTCCCCGAAGCGTCCATGCTCCACGACGCTTCAACGACATTCAGCTCTCTCATGCCTTACTTGCGCAGTTCCAGCAAAGGCAGCGTCCAAATCTCTTTCTCGTTTTCTCGGCTACCTGTAAAGCGGTAAACTGCGTGCCGCCTTCTACGACCTGCGTGATATCTCCCTTGCAGTCCGCGCAGACAAGGCGTGGGGTGCTCGGTGTCTCAGCTTTCCCAGCGTGTCCGAAGGTGTAGACCGGCTTTCCTTTCGATGCAAGCGTCAGCGTTTTGATGCGCTCCTGCTCGTCGTAGGTGATCTCCGTCACGTCGAATTGGTCAGAGCACTGCCATCGACCCGTCTTGTCGTTCTTTTTAAGTCTCTGGCACTTCGTCGCGTCGATCCAGATAAACGGTGCGGAATAAAGCTCCCGTCCGATCCCGTGCTTGAAACCGGCGCGTTTGAATGCGTCCGAAGCTCGTCCCTTCTCAGCCTCTGTGTTGCTCTCTGTGCCTGCGTCCCACTTCCAGATCAGTTTCCCGTCCTTCCCGTAGTCCACGCCGATACCGCCGTACAGAACGCCGTCGACCAGCTTAAAATCATTCTCCCAGTTCTGCGCGCCTACCGTCTCGTCAAGCAAGTCCGCATCCGTTCTTGCCGTCTTGTACAGCAGAATCGACGCGCCCTTTTCGTTGCACTGTGCCACGCGGCACTCGATCTCATCCGGTCGCAGCAGCCTGAATTGCTTCATTTTCATCCTTCCTTTCAAACGGGCATTCGCCCCCAACATATCTTCCAGCCCACAAAATCGGCTCGTCTGTCAATGCGCATCTTCTGGCGCTCTGGCGGTAAAACCGGCAGGCATCACAGCAGATGTACGCATTGCCTTTCAAGTCCACAGGGAACGACATACGAACCGTTGCTTCGACTTGGATATATCCGCTTACACCAGTTTCAAAGTTCGCCATGCTCCCTCCTTCTCAGCCGGGGCAGAACGTCTTCTTCTGATACCCCAGCTCCTCCAAAATCCGCCTTGTTCCCATCGTCTCTACCAGATCGCAAATGACATGATTGCCCGGGTCAAAGTTCTCAGAATCGCACACAAAGATATCTCCATCGTTTCCGGCGAAGTATTCTTCGCCTTCGTAAATCTCATTGCCGAACACATCGTACATGCACGGCGCTTGCTGTCTGTCTTCCATCATTCCACCAACTCACCTCCACGCTTCTGTAAACACCGTCCAGAACACGATATCGCGGTACGTGACCTTCTGCTCCTGCGGCGCTTCTGGCGGATTCGCGCATATATAACAAAACCACTCCCGCCATCTGTTGCACATGCAATTCTCCCCGCGCCCTTTCGTGCAGCTCTCACAAGGATGCTCCATATCATGCCCCCGTCAGTATCGCGCCGACGAAGAAGCACGCCGCCGCGCCTCCAAGCGTGACCGCCGCCCGGAACAGGCCAAAGCCAAGCATAACCGCCGTACCGCCCAGCAGCATACACGCCACGGAGAAGCAGGCTGTTTCCGCGATCTTCATCAGGCTCTTTTGCCTCTTGCGAAGCCGTACGATCTCGTCCCACCTTTCGCCAAGCTCGCGCTCCCGCGCCGCTCTGTGGTTTAACTCCGTGATAATCTCAACGTCACTCATTCTCTGCCTCCACAAATTCGCCGCACATGATATTCTCCGGCTTGGTCTTCGCGATAATTTTTCTGTATTCGCTTGTGATTCTCACGCGGAGGCCTGCGTAAATGCCAAACTCACAGCCTGCCTCGATGCCTTCGCCTGCCTTGATGCCCCAGCCTGCCTCGATGCCTTCGCCTGCCTTGATGCCACAGCCTGCCTCGATGCCACAGCCTGCCTCGATGCCTTCGCCTGCCTCGATGCCCCAGCCTGCCTTGATGCCACAGCCTGCCTCGATGCTTCCGGAAACTTCTAGCCGTCCAGCAAAAATGATTGATTTTTCAGTGATCAGATCGCCGTCCACCTTCCGGACATCATCCGTCCTGCCGAATACGGAAAGCAGCCATGACCCGTAGCTGAAACCCTTCTCCGCGCAGCAGTCCAGCAAATCCTGATACTCTACGCCATCCGGATACTTTTCTTCCGGGAATTCTTTCAGAAAATCCCTGTATCCGGCTGCACATGCGCCTTTCTCCCGCAGGAGCTCCTTTGTAATTTTCATTTCATCCTCCTTAAATAATCTTCCTTGCCGAGTGGGGCTTTTCTGTTTGCTGCATAGCCCTTGCCGTGCGTCCCATACAGAGCCTTTGCCGTGCCAAACGTAACTTTGCCTTTGCCTGTCAGAGCAAAGCGCGCGTTACTACGCCGTTGCCACACATTGCATTCAAAGCCGTTGCTCACCTTGCGTTGCACCACCAAGCCTTTGCTTCGCTACGCAGCTCCAAGTCATGCCCTCGCTACACACAGCAGTCGAAGCCTTTGCCGTACTTTACGCTGCAACACAACGCCATTGCTACGCTTTGCAACACCACGCCGTTGCCGTTCAATGCCTGTCTTCGCCGTTCGGAGCCATGCCTCTCCCTCGCGATACTATGCGTTTCATCGCTTATCCGTTGCTCCTCTGCGCCTTTCGCGGCTTCTCCTCTGCGCTCGTAGCTTATCGATGCCTTCGCTGTGAATCGTGTTGCCCTACTTTGCCGTTGCTGCGCCGTGCCGTGCGGGGCCGTGCAACTCCATTGCCCTTCGCCGCCGGGCCCATCTATGCCCTCGCACTTAATCGAGCACTTCGTAAGTGAACCGTCCCTTTCCGGAGTTCCGCCACTGGCCAATGCCTCTGAGCCGTCCGTAATCCAGCCATTCCAGGACGATATCCTTGTGCGCCTTTTCATCCAGCATCGTAATTTCAAACTCGATCGTGCTGCCCGCCGGAATCTCCTCCGAGTTCGCAAGCGCCACACGCTCGCCCTGCGGGGTCGGTGCTCTCAAAGGCCGCTGGCATTCACCGATCTCACCGTTCGTCTGAATCGGGATGTGCCGCGGCTCGACGAAAATCAAACCGTCGATGATCTTCTTGTAAGCTTTCAGTCCGCTGCTCTTTGTCGTCTTGACTCTTGTCAGCATACCGCATGCGTCCTTGAAAAAGCCCTTGATCTGGTAGTCATACAGAACCGGACACCCGTTCGCGCGGGGGAACACCGTCATACCCTTGTCGGCTACCACGTCCGCGCCCAACGCCGCGATCTCGTCTTCGATGGTAGAAGCGTCCGGCGCTTTCGACGCGATGAAATCCCGCGCCACGTTCTCATTGCTCGGCCACGTGCCAAGCACAGGCTCCAAAAATGTTAATCTGACTTTCATTTGCGTTTCCTTCCTTTTCGTTTGTTAGATATTTTTGCAAGCACCCAGACCGGATACTTAGTAATCAAAAGAGTCCAAAAACTCCTCCCGCGTGATTCCAAGCCGCTTGCAAATTGCGATTGTCCCTTTCATCTGCTCCCCAAGCGGCTCTCGCATTCGCTTTGTCAGCGTCGTTTTGCTTGATACCCCGGCGAGTTTAAGCAGGTCGTCCAGTTTTACGTTTCTCTCCTTTACCCTCCCG